TAGGGGAAAAGTAAAACCATTCCCCATCGATGATATCATATGTAACTCTATTTCCTGGCCATCTGGAAGGATGGTCAAGGGACTCCTGCATCTCAGAAGCCATGAAACAGCTTCAGAGGGCAGAATCTCTCGTAAAAGCGAAATAGAGATTGAATCTGAGGCACTAGAAAGATCAATAGTACCGAACTTTCCGGACTCAGAACCAATCCGAGCCAAGGTAGCGTTCTTATCGGGTTGCTTTGAGAGGTTGATACCACTTACCTCCTTGAGGCGTCCTTCTAAGACACCACCTATACCCTTCTGGAAAAACATATTCAGAAGGGGCTCTGTACATATAGTCCTGCTTATAACGCGACTCTTCGGAACAAAAGAAAGACGGTTACCACGCACCATCTCGGTTCCATACTTATTAGACCGGAAATTCTCAATGCCGGTCCATAAGTTGTCACCAGAGATAGCGTGCCTAAACAAAATAGGCAGAGCAGGGTCTGTATACGACATAGTGCTAGTCACATACTTTGTATAAAAGTCTGTTGAACTAGCTCCTATGTTAGAACCACTACCTAAACTAAAGTGACTTGCTATATCACTCAAATTTAATAGTAGAGGTTCAGACCTTTTTGAAGAAGATGAAATAGGCGGATTAAAGAAATCCCAAAGTATGGATTTCAGTTCACCAATTACATACTCTTCATCAAGCCGACGCGGTACGAGTTGAGTCTGAATTCGACATCGCTCGTTGCACTCTAAAAAGAGTGTTAAAGCCTTATTGTCACGCACTTCACTATGCTCATCGTTATGAAATTTCTTTAATAGCGATGAAGCAAGAGAAGACATGGCAACTTGGCGTTGAGAAATCCCGGGATAAAATCCGGAATCTTCCCAACCCGCCGTATACAGGTCACTCAGTAGTAAAACCGAAAGTGTATCAGCATTAACATGCATAATAACTCCTGGTTAGTCGTATCCAAACAGGGAACCTCTTAGGTCATTTAAGCCGATAAAGGCGAAAATCACCACTCAAAGGAGTCCAATACCGAGAATAGCTTTCGCTATCTCGGTAAGGAGCCAAATGATCAGCAAAGCCCAGTCCAACGGGCTAAACCAGTTCACTTGGTAGAATCTTCCTCACGAACCGTAGGGACATCGATCGGCTCTTTAAAGAGCAGATCTTTGGCCTTACTTCTGCGAGAGAGATTCTTGTCCTTAAGAAGAACCTCCGGCATCGCCAACACCACGCGGTACAATAATCCAAGCAGGATTTTGCGCCACATGGCATCAGATAATGCCGGACACAATCGTGTCTCCTACACCAGCGGATTGCTGGTTCAGAGCCCCGATGTGCGCGGATAAGGCAGCCCGAATTTCTGCGGGCGAAGCCAAATCGGAACCAGCTGGCACTTCCATTACGGTAGTGATCAGCATAGTACGATAGGGCTGTCCAGCAAGGGGAAGTACTCCCTTTCTGGTAATTACCTTATACACATTGTTTGGAACGTTAGCGATTAAACCCGTTGTCGGATTAGCTTTTCCGAGTGCCTTAAAAACGGCAGGACGAAAACAGCTTATCGTAAACGGAGCCGCCACTGAGTGAACGGTAGCACCCGTCTGCGTACCACCCAAAGCAGTAACTGCCACTTGCTTCCCGTTGTTAGAGGGAGGCGTGTCAGCTACGTGGGTATATGTAGGCGATGTGAAACCGGTCTGCGCAGCCCCAGTAATAGGGCTAGTTAGACTAATCGTCATCGAAATGACCTTTCGTAATAGAATTACAGCAAGAGACCTCTCGGTCTACGTTGAGGATGGATAGAAGCATTAGCCTGAGCCCATAGTGCTGACATGTTCGCCCAAGGCGCGAAAATTCCCGGTAACGAGAATTCAAGCGTCCCGAACGGCAAGCCGACATTAGGGGAACGGGTCCATTTGCGACTATCCAGCTTAGCGACAGTGCCATCTCCGCCACTACCTTTATATCCAACAAGTCCCTTCATGTAGTCGTTAGCCGGCGAGAATCCAACAGCATATTGCTTATGGATTACCACAGACTTATCGACCCACGCGACGTCGCTTGTACTGGTTATATTGGCAGTGATTATGTCACCAACATTGGTGAAATAATCGATGAGAAACGACCAGGGTAATAGCTCCCACGCAGTAGGAAAGAACTCTGTCGGCGTAAAGCCGTAGTGTTCTAACTGTTCCTTGTAGGGAGCGCTGACCGTACGCTTGACACAGCCACGCAACTTCACGATAGCAGATTCAACTTGTCTTTTATTTACATAAAAGTAGAGGAATCCGCGACCGTCACTGGTGCGTTCTGTGGAGCTTGACCGAATCTTCTCGTCCTTTCCAAATCCGCTAACAAAGCGGACTTTGTCAGGAGTCAGTGTATTGTATGCCTTAAAGGCACGACCAATATCACCGATTAGAGGAGACCAGCCAAACGCTTGTTCAAGCCACAACCCAGACAGATTCTTTTGCCAATCTTTAGGTCTTTTCTTTTTCGCGTCCTTGACGCGATCTAAATAAGACCTAGCTAGATTGCT